ATGACTACTCAGCTTTCATTTCACGATCATAATTTTTCGGTTGTAACTCATAAGAACCAGATCTGGCTAACCGCTTCTGATATAGCTGCCGCACTTCAATATGCTGATGATAAATCCGTGCTCCGTATACACACGCGTCATGCTGATGAATTTACGGACGGCATGGCTTCGGTGGTCAATTTGACCACCAGAGGCGTACAGCGTGAAAATCGTGTTTTCTCCCTGCGAGGGGCTCATCTGATCGCCATGTTTGCCAGAACGCCGGTCGCAAAAGAATTCCGTAAATGGGTATTAGACATCCTCGATAAAGAAGTTGTGGAGCCTCTCCAACAAGTGAGTCAGGCTTCGGTTAGTCAAAATTATGCTGTGATCACCTACTTCGAAAACAGCCTGCCGGTGGCGTGCCACCCTCTTATGCCTGGTGAAGTAGTTATGAACCCCGATTCATGCCTGGAACATGTGATCCGTTCCGGCTATGTGGTAATGCCGTGTGATGAAGCGGAAAAATTCACGCTCGGCGAGATACAGAAAATGATCGCCATAGCACGGCGAGCACGTGATCGCTGGATACAACCGTAAAAATCACAAATCAGCCCGCCATTTCACACGGTGGGCTGCTTTTTCTCCGATTTATCCCCACCGGAAATTTTTTATAAAGCGTGCACACGGCCACATCATAAATTATTGCCACCTGTTTTCTGTCCACGCCGTTCGCAATCAGTCGGCCCGCCTGGTCCCATTGTTCCTGGGTAAGCTTTGGACGCCTGCCGCCGATTCGACCTTTCTCACGAGCTGCAGCCAAACCTGCCCGGGTGCGCTCCACAATCAACTCCCTCTCCATTTCCGCCAGGGCTGACATAATATGAACTCATAATTTTTAAAATCGATAAAGATCGTCCAGGAGCGCATAAAACAAGGGATGAGCGAGATCGAGACAAAACATGATTAACGAACTTTAACGCACTTTACCATGCACTTTTGCCCCATCCATGCCCCAAAGCTTTTTTAAGCCAACCTCAGACACCATCGGCTCTGCAGGTCACATCGACAATAATTATTCACGCAGAAATACCCTCAAAATTTAAAAACAAAGGGCTCACGCCTTGACAGACAAATCCTCCACAGCAAAAATACTGTATATCCAAACAGTAGATAATGGAGCGCATTATGTTTGTTGAACTGGTTTACGATAAGCGAAACGTTGAAGGCTTGGAGGGAGCCAGGGAGATTATCCTAGCCGAGTTGACGAAACGAGTGCACCAGATTTTCCCTGATGCTGAAGTGAGGGTGAAGCCGATGCAGGCGAACGGCTTGAATAGCGATGCCAGCAAAAGCGATCGGGAAAAGCTGAACCGCATGCTGGAGGAAATATTTGAAGACGCAAATATGTGGCTGGTGAATGATTAGCAAAGCCCGTGTTCGCTTCGTGCATACCTTCAACTACGCAGACATGCACCACTACCCATCGTACTTTTCCGATATTGAACGGCACTTCATCTTAGTGGCGTTAAATAATAAGCACTTTTACTACTCACTGTTTTTGCGGTCACTCCAATAGATGCCCTTTTCAGTGCCGCATTAAATGCAACTAACGTTACCGGTCTTGGAGTTGTCTTGGTACGATGTGAATGGCTCTGAAACAAAAACACATCTTCAGGATACTTCTCCCTGCGGGAGTGGAGAATTCTTTTAACTCCAGGCTTAAGAGCAATGCATCTTTCCCTCAGTCCTTTTGTGGCTGAAAGAACAAGAATATCATGGCTCACATCATCAAACTTTGCCCCAAGAAGCTGTCCGGGCTTAGCCTGACTCAGATACAACATTGCCCAGAGATCTGACCATGTATCAGAAATATTCTCAAGATTCCGCTTGATAGCAATAAATTCAACTACGGTAAGCCCCCACACATCTCTCATCATTCCTTTCAGTAGATCCTCTTGTTACAGAAGCTTATGTACAAACAGAATCTTCATGGTTGTAACATTCAATATTCGAATTACCGAACAGTGCCCAGCAACCGTAGCTCATTTTTACATATGGCTGTCCGAAACATCAAACATCCTGCTCTCATACTAAGAATTTTTTGTTCTGAACGTTTGCAGTTCCGTATTGTCTAAATGAAAAGTTCATAAAAAAGGTTCAACATGGCAACGTTTATAATCGCAAGTACCGTAGTTGTTGCTCTTGGCTTGATAGTATTGAGCCTGATCAAAATTGGCATAAGCACATCGAATAACCCGGATGAATTTTAATGTGTTGAAGTTCGTGTAACGTCTTTATTTACTGGGAATTTTTTATAGAGCGTGCAAACAGCCACATCATAAATGATCGCCACCTTCTTCCTGTCCACGCCGTTCGCAATCAATCGGCCCGCCTGATCCCATTGCTCCGGGGTAAGCTTCGGACGCCTGCCGCCGATTCGCCCTTTCTCACGAGCTGCTGCCAGGCCTGCCCGGGTGCGCTCAACAATCAACTCCCTCTCCATTTCCGCCAGGGCTGACATGATATGAAAGATGAAGCGCCCCATCGGGCTTGATGTATCGATACTGTCCGTGAGGCTCTTAAAGTGGATACCGCGCTGCCGGAGCTCGTCCACCAGCAGCACAAGATTACGCATGCTGCGCCCAAGGCGATCCAACTTCCAGACCACCAGTGTATCCCCCTCATTTAATGCCTTGAGAAGCTTTTTTAGTACTGGTCGGTTCGCTACCGTTCCGCTCATTTTTTCTTCGAAAATATGTTCACATCCTGCGCGTTCGAGTGCTTGCCGCTGAAGATCCGTATTTTGGTCATTTGTTGACACCCTTACATAGCCAACTTGCATATTTTTCACCCAGTTATTTCTGCAAAAAAATCAGGTGAAGTTATCGGCCAGGCCGCTCAAGAGCAATCTATAAAACGTCGGTTTAGTAGATAACAATGATACCGTTCCGGTCAGCATGGGGGGTACTGGAGGAAAATTGCCGGCTGATGCGCGTAAAAACCTCTCAGCAGCTTCATCAGGAAACAACAATGATATAACGGGGTTGACGGGTATATCGACCATACTGGCTCCTGCTGCGGGCAATCCCAGCGGCGGAATCATCACTACCAAAGCGACCAACAGCACATCTACCAGCTTTGTGACGAAGGGTTTTACCCAGCGTTATGGGACAGATTCGTGGACTATGAACGCTTCCTTTGGCGCTTACATCAATGGAAGTGGCTCGGCGGCAGCTTGCGGTCCGTACATTGGCACCTTTGATTCAGGTTCTTTTGGTTCGTTCTGGTATTTCATCCAGGGTGGGAGTGTTATTCAAACCAATAACGGGAATATCACCCCCGTAGCGTCTGATGAGCGGGTTAAAAACATTGTGCGCGAGATTACCGAAGATGAAGCAGTAGCCTTCATAACCGGGCTGAAACCCATCCGCTATTCGTACAAGTGGACACCAGACCAGGTGCGTGTTGGTTACAGCGCTCAGAACGTTGAAGCTTTAGATCGTGAGTTGGTCCAGGTGTCTCAACTGTCAGTATGGGATGAAGAAACCGAAGAAAACATTATTTATGAAGATGGTAAAATTATTGATCCAGGAGAAATAGGTGCTGCTTATTTAGTACCCGTTGTTCAGCAGCTTCTTCGACGCATAAGCAAATTAGAAGAGCAAATAAAGGCATTATAATTATCGTCGGTTTAGGAAGTAGTGCGACAAGAGATGCTTACAGCGCTTCCGGGAAGATGCTTTCAGAGGGAGATTTTGGTGTTGGATTGCTCCTTTCATCCAGTAATGCGAAACCGATAAATCCCGCCACTTCAGCGCAGCCGGGGCCGACCGGATTTGGCTACTGGGCCGCGGCAGATAACGTCGGTGCATTTCCTGGCCAATGGCAAAGCATTCTGCAAATTGGGGTAGGTGGGGCGACTTACTCACAAATGGCATTCACATGCCTTTCCAGTACGCGTGCAGCTCTGCGAGTTTCTAATGGAAGTGCGGGATTCACAGGCTGGGCTGAATTCTATACAACATCGAATACCACGAAAGCCAGTGATGGCACCCTGAAGGCAGCGTCTCCGGTTGCGCGTATCGTAGCGAGCCAGGAAGAGTGCCAGCGTGCCGACATAGCGGAAGATGGTTTTGTCTGGTGTGGGTGCGGAACAGCAAATGCAGAAGCTGAAGGAGTGATTCTTTCTCGCCTTGATGTAGGTGTTTATGTGCTCGCCGGTTCGGCTGGCCTGGCATCTGAGGGATGGCAGTTACTGCCGCCAATGGACCCTGGCGGCATGGGGGAACTGGGCGTGGTTGAGGCAGAGCAAACCGATAACGGAGAGCTGACAATTCGCCTGTTCAAGCGCAAATACATGCTGGGCAATGACGGAGAGATCATCAAAACGAAAGGTCTACCAATGGACGTACCGGCGAACAGCTGGATCGATGTGCGCTTGGATATGCCTGATGATTCTGCGTTTAATCAGCGGATGAGCCAGGAACCGGAGGTTTAGCGTCTCCCTCTAATGCGCTGACGCGGATTGCCAGCGCTTTGATTGCTGCGAGCGCATCGAGCACCAGAGGATTGAGGTCGAGCGTCATTTTTCCCGACTCCTCAGCTGAGTGAACATATTGCGGATCTATCTTTTCCAGTTCCTGAGCAATCACGCCGCGGCGAGTCGTTTTGGCTGCATCTGCGAGGTAGTAGAAGGTCTTAAAATCCATTGCCTCGATGTTTGAGAGCGATTCGTTTAAATCCAGTTCCCCTGTCACTTTCTTAAAGTTAATGTCCGACGTGCCAGAAGCCTGGTACTGCGTCCATGGAATGTTAGCTTTAGGTTCCTGGGGGTTATTCGTTGAAACAAATCGACTAAAGCCAGAACCATTGGAACCAATCCACATCTGAAATATTCTGTTTACGGCGTAGGAGCTTTGATAACCGGCACCATTTGCTGGTGCCCATGCAGTGGATGAATTGGTTTCGCTGATAAATGAACTTCTGGCTTCAGTCGGTTTAGCTTCTGAGTAAGCCCCAACCCCAAAATCCCCTATGGAAAGCATATCCCCGGAGGAACTGTAAGCATTCCTCGTCGCACTACTTCCTAAACCGAGGTTTGAGCGAGCGTCTGCTGCAGTCGTTGCCCCGGTCCCGCCCTGCGCAATAGAAAGCGCAGTAGTGAGTCCTTTCAGCTCCGTGATATCGCTGTTTGCCCCCTTTCTGGCAAGTGCACCAATGCCCGGAATATTCACGGAAGCTCCGTTAATGGTAACGGTGATAGTTTGGTTCGCTGAGGTTGTGGCGAATGTCTCCCATGCGCCAATATTCTCGTCATACTCTTTGATGAGCTGCGACATGGCCTGCGCCAGGCCGTCGACCGAGATATTGTCCGACACAAGGATTCCATACTTCTGGCCGCTCAGCGCCGGGGAAGCAGCGGGCGTAACCGTCATTGACGTGGCGCTGTTCACGGATGAAATCTGGAACATCTGGACCGGGTTAGACATGACGATAATCGTCTGACCAGCGCGAACCTGGCTGGCGGGTGCTGTCCAGTTTGTGCCGGTGCCGGTGGCCGTATTTCCGTTAATGGCTATGGTGCCAGTGTTATAAAGCATATTTTCTCCAGACAATAAAAAACCCCGCCGGAGCGAGGTTGATTTAATTATGCTGTTAATTCAGACGTACATATCGGGCAAAACAGGAAGACTGAGTGACGTTACCGTGTTATTACCGAAAATGGCATATTGCTCGCGCCCAAGATATTTTCCGCCCTGAACTGAAGCGTTGCCGTTCTGTATTTTTATTCCGAACATTCGATATACATACATGCCGTTTACCGTATGCACCATTAGCCCAAATCTGCCCAGCGGAACATATCCGTTACCGATGCTCACGGCACTTGTCGAAGGGGTCCAAAGTTGGTTGAGGTATACGAATGGTCGTTTTGTGGTTGAAAAGGTGCAGGCCCCTGCAGCATTAAAAATATTGAGGCCGGTACCAGGCTGCGGCGCTACGCCACTGGCAAAAATAACGATGTCTATCGTGCCGGTTGCGGGAGCATCATCGTTCGTGGACGGAGGGCTGAAGAACCTGACGGTGTTACCGTCGAAGTCAATCGTGTTACCGCTATTACAGCGCCCGAAAACGACGTACTTCGACTTGTCGTATCCTGCTATCGTGGGAACCGCCCACCCCCCGGTCGGAACACTTACAGTACCCTTCCAGATACACTGCCCTGACTGCGTAGCATTCGTTATCGAGGTGAAGTCAGTACTGTCGCTGATGAGCAGGCCCACCCCGCTTCGCTGACCTGTCGGAAA